TTTGAATATCATCAGGTAAAATTACAACATCGTCATTATAATAATCTTTAATATAATAATCATTTTCTGGTTCTTCATCTTCAATTTCAGTATTAAGAACCATATATCCTTCATGCCCAGCATAACCAGACATATAACGATGATACTGACAGTAGTAGTAAATTCTATTGGTCTCGTCAGCATTCATAATGAATAATGCTTGGAACGGATTTTCATAATCGGTTCCAAGAGCACCTGATGCTCCAGTACTATTATAATATAAAGTACCAGAATTTAATATACCATCTTGTGTGGTACTAAATTGCATTGGATGCCCAAAAGGAAAAGTCTCACTAACTTGATTGGATGCATCTGCCTGATTCCAAATGATTACATAATTCTTCTGAACTTGAATATTTTCTGGAGCAAGATAGTATTGTCCTGGAACAAAGGGTCCAAATTCTTCAGCTTCTACACCAAAGTCAATATAAAAAATACCTGCAGGAAATGTTATAGGTTCTGCAGAAACGGTAAAGGAAAATCCTGTAGAACCTAATAACCTATCATCCAGAGAAAATACCCCAGACACTTGTCTAATATAAACTGAGGTGATTACATTATTGCCATCCCTTATAATTTTAGCAATTTCTCCAGATATTGTATTGTCCCCAATTTTTAATATCGTTCTTCCTACCTCAATAGGATTGAGAACTTCATCGATATTAGATACTGTTAATAATACATTATCAGTTTCAGTTTTTACATTCCAAGTAAAAACTTCATGTAATCCCCAGTCTAGTACTCCATGAGTAGTTTTAAAATGCTCAATTAATTTAGATGTTTGATAGTAATAAGTTTGATTGTCAATAATTCCATCATATACATCAGTATTTTTAGGATTATCATTATAAACAGTATCTAATTCAAATCCTTCTGGAGCATCACCTACTGCATTTCCCCATTCTGGTGTATGGAGTAATGTGCCATTGGCCATAATGCCAAGGGATTTATTTTTTTGAAATGGTCTACCTACCCCAAAAGGTACTTGCTTACCACCTCTATAGACGAAAACTTGATCAAAAGTTCTATCTGCAATAGAACCTGCTCCACCAGAACGTTCCGAGAAAATATCAGCGGGTTTGGGGTCATTATCAGAAACAATTCTAAGTCTATCTGTATCAGTCTGGAAAGTTCCTGAAGTTAATGAGTTTGGATGATTTTGCCAAATTCTATTAATATCAAAAGAATTTACAACGCCAGTAGTTTCTGCCGAAGGGATGATATTAAGTCTTAAGGGATCATATCCCCTACCCCTACTAAGAACACGTACATGAACAATCTTACCTGAAGGACCGTCAATAATAGGATATAATAAACATTCTTCACTAGGTATCCCACAACCAGTGACTGTTAATCTTGGAGGATCTGTAGGATCATATCCACTTCCAGGATTAATAACCTCTACTGCGCGAACGCCAAATAATGTGTCAAAGATTGGTTTAATCTTTGCGCCAGACCCAGGAACTGTTCTTGCCATTTACTTTATTAGTTTACTACGACGATAGTGCCAGCCATGGCGGCGTGTACTGTACACTGATAATACAGTGTTGTAGGAGCATCCATGGGAACAGTCCAATAAAGAACTGAAGTGCCATTACCAGACTGACCAGTCGTGTATGGATTTCCAGAAAGTCCTGTTGTTGATTGAATTCTAAATGGATGACTTGCGCCATTTGAACTATTATCAAAGGCGTAAGTAAATCCTCTATAAACGTAAATAGTTGGGTCGTCTTGTGTGACTGGAAATCCAGCGCCACTGAAAGTGAAGTGGTTGAATCCATTAGAACCTAATTCAAACCAAGTTAAAGGACTTTGACTTCTAACCCAATTTGTACCATTATAATAGAAACTATCACCTTGCACCAAACTAGTCATATCGACATTAGATAGAGTATCCAATGTGCTTGGAACAACTCCAGAAAAATTAATTGTTAAAGTGTCGCCAACTACTGCGGTAGTAATATCACTACCACCTGCAATAATTAATGTGTCGGTTCCTGTATTTGCAGTAGTACTGCCAGTATCACCAGTAACAGTTTGGAATAAATTTAATGCGGTGAGACCAGACTGGTCGTCTTGAGGAATCCACTTACTAGAAGAAGCACTCCACTTTAATACTTGGTCATTAGTCGGTGCAGTAGTTGTTGTATCTACGTCACTTAAAAAATCAATACTTGAATATTCCGTTGCCAACTTCGCTGCAGTATCACCAACACCACCTGTAGTTACATTGATATTGACATATGGATTATCATCACCATCAACAGTAAAGAAATAACCAGTATAAGTTGCTGCTGCAGGAGCTACACCAAGACTAGTGTATTCGTTAATATATTTAATTTTTGTAGGAAAATCTACTGTTCCATCAGCACCCTCAAAAGTTGAAGTAACAGAACCTGCAATAATCCTCACATCCCCAGTGCCATTCGGAGATAAAGAAACATTTCCATTACTAGATGATGTAATAATATTATTATTTACATCTAGTGCCGTTGTTAGAAGACCCAGATCTCCAGGTACAAAGCTGCTTCCGTTATACTTCAACACTTGGTTTGTTGCAGCATTACTAACGTTAAGTGTTAGATTAGTTCCGTTACCAAAAGCAGTGTAAATTTCATCAAAGTTATCATTAATTTTATCACCACCAACACGGAGGGTATCCCCCGTGTTGTCATTTGCTGTAGTACCTAAACCAAGTGATTGTTTTGTCATCGTTGTAGGTTTTTAGTTATTTATATGTTATGGAAGGACTTCAGGATCGATAATCTCTTCACCGTAATCAGCGAGATTTGGTGCTGTCCAGTCATCAGGAACTTCACTTTCAACTAACACATCAGGATTCTTGTAACTACTACCACCAGAATTAACTTCCACTGTAGAAATACCTACGATTGCCTTAATCTGTGCGTTGAATCCACTAATAGAGTCAACTCTCACGACAGGTCGTGAAGTATAACCAGAACCTGGTGCAGTAATGCTAACGGTTTCAATAAATCCACTAGTAAGAACTGCTGTAGCTTCGGCATTTTGTCCGAATACAGACCCAAGATAATCGAATGTAATCAACGAGTTAGACGACTCAATAACTGCAACCTCGCGGTCCTCAGTTTCACCTTCAATAGAAAGGAAATCGCCTGGTTCGATAGGAGGAACAACTTCCGAGGCATCAACGTCAGCTTCAGAACCAACATATGAGAATGCTACGAATGTGGAACCCACGCGAGGAATTTCAGAGAAGATAATCCTCGAACCAACAATACTAAAACCAACTCCAGGTTCTTGAATAACACCATTCAAGGAGACAATGATATTATTTTCTGGTCTGATGGTACTAGATCTAACACCATCTGTAAGTGTCAATGAATAGAACACCTCATCTCTCTTGAGGTTAAATGATTGGCGTAAAGAATCAAACTCAAATCCAATATTATCCAGTTGTCTCAATTTACCAACATAGAATCCCGTAAAGGTAGATCCGATATCAGGAGGTTCAGCGAACTGAATCTTATCGGAGAATGCATTATATGCATTACCTGCACCAGGAGGTTGTAAAATACCATTGATAAAGATTAACATATGACCAGCAGGGTCAGGTAAATATGATGTTCCGTTATTGATAGTAAGATTGAAGGTAGTTTCTATACCATCAAATCCTTTAGATGCTCTCTTGACGCGAGCATTTGAATTGACAAGATCTAGAATTACCGACTTATAATTGTCAGCGGCAATAACGTAATCATTTGCAGTCCAAGTTCCAACAATTTCATTTAAGAAGAGACGCTTATTAATACCAACAGCAGTGATGTTATTAATTCTAGCTGATGCTCCACCCGCAACAGTGATTTTTGTAGATATTGTTGCAAGTGCTTCATAATTTACACCTCCTCCACCAGTACCAAAGTCTGCGATTTGTTCGGTGATTGCGAAATCCCCATCAATAGGCGCAATATAAACATAGTTACTGACAGTATCAACTCCTGTAATAATAGCTCGCTTACTAGCATCCTTACCACCAACATACTTGTAAACATAATTGCCTACAGTGAAATCAGCGGCACTATTTACACCCAAGCGAACATAACCACCCGAGATAATTCTATCTCCAATTGTAACGTCGAGTCCTTGATATGACTGAACTTCAAGGTATAAGTCAGTTGTGCCGCCATATACAACAGCGGTTTTATCAAAGACACCCAATAATGTCTCAGTATCTACAGTCAATCTACCACCAGAATTATCAAGAACTGCTGCTTCAGTTTTCAAGAATGCTGTAGGTTGTGCTGTTTGACCAGAAGTATAACCAAGGAAAGGAATATTATCAGTAAAATCACCTACAAGTTTAATAACATGTAGTCTATCTTCAATTGAACTCAACGTTGCCGTAGTAGTATTTGCCTGACCTTCAATAATATCAGAGATTTGCCAGGTTCCTGCTGTAACTTCAACATCCAGATACTTATAATTTTCATCTTCATGGAATTGATATACTGTACCAGTTATAGTGGCATCACCCTGTTTCTGAACTGCTTCACCCATCGTGAATGGACCATCAGTAATATCCCCATCAATACGGAATCTCTTATAAACTTTAGCGATTTTCGCCTCATTTACATTGACTCTCTTAATTTCAGCATTGGTATCACTATACAAACCATAGAAGAAGTCTGCTCTACCAAGACCACCAGAAATTCCAGGAGGAACGTATGTAATGCCATATTCCTTAGATGGAACTACAATACCACTGTTTTGAGTGATACTAACATAATATGTTGCATTATCTAATTGCTGTCTGAAGAAGTCTATATTTTCTCTAGCAATTCTTAAGAATGGGTCGGTTTCATATCCCGCTCTCCAAGTAGCATTATCAAATGCCAAGAATGTTGATTGTGGTGCTGGAGAAGTTAAGGTTCCGTCAAGTGCAGATTCTAGATATGATTCTAGGACTTCTAAAGTATATCTCTTAGCGTTATATTCTGAATTAGAATAGAATACCTCGCCACCAACAGATGTATACGCATCAAATGATCCCTTATTGAGTTTAGCACCCCAAAGATAAATGCCGTCATTACCATTTCCTGCAAATGTGGGGTTATTAGTAGGACCTCGCATGATAATTTGATTTCTGATACTACTAAATCCGAATGAGAATTCAATAGTTGCATAAACTCTAAACCACCCATTACCATAAGGAATAACCGACACACCTGTAGGTTCTGTAGTAGCAACCTGGAATGTCAAATTATCTTGACCTGATACGCCACCAATACTAACACCATCAATCAGTATTTCAGAATCCAGAATCCATTCGGAACCGCCATCAGTAATGGTAATTACTGCAGTATTCGGTGCGTTCTCATGGTCAATAACAATATCAAATACACCACCCAATCCACCAATTGATGAACCAGTAACTCCTGTATAAGTTCCTGTCATAGCAGTTCTGGTATTAACTGTAATTTCTTTAACAGTTAATAGTTCTCTGTTTTTAACAATGATTCCACCCTCAGGTTGGAAGATAGAACCAATATCACCATTGTTAAGATCGATATCAAAGAATAATCTCTGCTGACCAGCAGTTCCGATATCTAATGTTACGTCATATCTGACATTTTCATATTCACCCTTCTTAATGAAGGTAGATATTGTATAAGTTTGTGATTCGCCTTCACTAAAGGAACCTTCGTCAAAAGAGTTGGATGCATTATCAAATGTGAGACTTCCATCATCGAATGTATTGGAAGAAGATAGCGCATAATCTCTAAAGGTTATATGAGTATCATTATCAGCAGTTGCTCTTAGTTTATCTGCAGTAAGTGTGCCATCTGGTGATACCGCAGTATTAGCAGCATATGTTGTTCTAGTCTGACCCCAGTTAACTTGGAATGCTTCAGGATTAGTAAACAGGTTTGTAGTTGAGAATTCTCCTTCAATTGGAGAAGTAATCAATCTAGCATCAGCAAATGTCTGAATATTACCAACATTAGTATAATAATCAAACTCAGCACCAACTCCACTAGCGTTGATGTCAGCAACCGTTCCACTAGTGCCTCCAGTTAAAGTATCTGCATCAGCAAATAGTGTGCCTGTAATACTTCCAATAAAGATTACTGATTCAACATCCTCTAAGACAGTTGCGGTTCCACCACCACTAGAAGTAACAGTTTCTCCTTTAGCAAATCTTGCAGTATCAAGAACAACGTTAACGTTTGTGATCGTTGCTGCAGTATCAGGATTACCGCCACTAATCGTAACAGTTGGAGGAGTTGCAGGAACATATCCTCTACCACGTTCGGTAATAATGATATTTTCAAGTGCTCTTAAAGTGCTAAATGTTGCTGTGGGATCGACAGTTGTTCCAGAATCAGAAGGGGAATTAGCGAAACTAAGAGTTACTGTACCTTCAAATTTCTTACTATTGCTTGCTAAACCAAGTCTAGTAACAGCATAGTGATCATATAAGAATCCATCAGTATAAGTTGGTTGAATGATTCTAAATCGTGTTGCCTCAGTTTTTGCAGCAACAGGAACTGCTACAGTAACTGGAGTTAGTGTGGAGAAATTAGTGTAGTTTGCTGCACCACCATTAGAACCGCCGTAAATCAAGGTTGCAGCATCAGTCCAAGTACCACCCTGGTTAGTAGAATATTGGAACTTCAAGTCTTCATTATCACCAGGTGCAGAAGCACCATTAGAACCAGTACCAGCAATGACATATACTCTGATAGTGTCTAAGTTTTCGGTATTAGTATCAGATACTGTTGCTTCACGAGTACCACTTGCAGCGCCAAACTTAATATGTCTGACTCCAGTCTTAAATCCGCCAACACTACCAATAGCAGAACCACTATCGGTAACTTCAGTACCACTACCAAATCCAATAAAATCATCAGCATCGAATACTCGACCATCATAGGTAAGAGAATCAACAACACCTCCCGAAATAGTTGCAGTAATACCATCATTAAGAACATTAGATCCAGTCATGGTAACAACTGGAGGCATATCAAATCCAGAACCACCAGTATTAATAGTGATAGTATCAATTAAACCAGATTCCTCTAATACCGCTGTTGCTGTTGCTGTAACTCCACCAGATACAGGTGCAGGGACTGTAACTGTAGGAGTGGTTCTATAACCAGCACCTGAAGTAAACTGCAGTTCACTGATAACACCCTGTTTGGTAACAGAAATTCTTCTTGATTGCTGAGTATTAGCAGAAGTAACATCGGTAATTACAAAATCATGAGAGAGATTGTCGATAATTCCATCAACATAATCATCATAAACCCAAGTGCCTACTCCAAACTCACTGTTAATTGTTAACGCAAGTTCTGTCTTGTAGTAATTTTTATTGAAGAGAATCTGTTGAGCAGCATATCTACCTTTGATACCTGCAGGAGAAAGAATTTTGACTGCAATATCAATTAACTCACCAAACTTTGCTTTAACTGGTTCAATGTCAGTGACAGATATTGCATCACGATATGCAGATTCGGATGTATGTACTGCAGCATACTGCCCAGCAGATACTACGGTTCCAGCATTATAAAGAACATTTTCTATAGCGGAAATGCCAAGTGCTCTCAATCTCTCAATTGCAAAAATTGTAGATGTTAACTGCTCTTCGATATGGTCAATAGAAAGATTTGCAGTCAAGTACAATTCAATTGCTTCAATTGTACTATTAGTACCACCAGTTTGAAGGTCGGAAATAGCACTGAGGAGAATGAGTTTGAGATCTCTCTCACATTTTGTTTTACCTGCAGTTCCAACACCAGGATAATCGAATGCTCTATATGTAATACCATTTAAGATATAAGTAAACTCGGCATCGGTGAGTCCTGTTGCTTCAGAAGCAATATATTCTTTGTTGAAGTATAATCTATCTGCTGCAGTTGCAAAATCAGCACCAGTAGGAGCAATAAGATCATTTATCTGAGTAACTAAAGTATCAATTGCAGATTGAACATTTGCACAATCACCTGCATCATTTGTAATACCCCAATCACCAATAATTAATGCGGTAGTATTTGCAGAAGTTAAGTCACCAGTAATTGCTTGTTTGGAATAGAAACCTAGACGCTCATGAGCATAAACTGATTGGAATAACTGCAATCTAACATGCTGAATTTCATTATTATTACCTAGGTAGAACTTGCCAGCAGTAAGTGTCTTTTTATTACCACCATTTTCAATATCGCCAGCAATACCATCAAGAATTAATCCAAGGTCTTGCTTACATCTTTCAGTTCCAGAACCACTACCATCAGTGTTTCTTGGCATATCCAGAGAAAGGTCTGGATATCTAGAAATCATATCTGCTGCTGCTTTATCAACAATTGCTGTCCTATTGTAACGAATAAGATTTGCAGCATCACGGAATCTATATTGTGTAGATTCATCAATTTTATTAGTATAGAGAGTGTCGCTATCATTGAGGACATAATCGCCATCAAAGGGAACTTCTAAGTATTCATCTACTGTAGCACCAATAAATTCAACAGTAGGAGCAACTCTAGTGATTGTTCCTAGGTGATCGACTGGGGTAGCAAGATTAGCGTTAGTTAAGGTATCAATTACGATATCAAGCAAATTATCTGCCGTGGTCTTAACATCAGCACAATCTCCTGTAGTATAATTTAACTTACTAATAGAATTGGAAGAAGCAGAAACAAATACATGAGTATATCTTTGACCCTCAGGAGAAATACCAACATTAACTGTAATTGTAGTAGCAGCTACTGCAGTAATAGCAAGAACTTTATTGTAGAAGGGGTCATCAATTCTAGGATATGAATGTTGAGTTTCATTATTATCAGAACTGCATGTAAAAGTAAGACCTCCTGCAGCAATAGAAATCTGGTCCGAAGTGGTTAAAGTATGACTACCAATGGTCAGAACCATTTCGCCCGTTGCAGAATCGTATGTTGCTCCTGTAGGAGTGAATTGCGAGTATACAGTATTATCAGAATCTGTGAGAGTAGTATCAGTAAATTGTGATACTCCATGAGAACCAGATACACTCCAAAGAACATTATTGACAATATATGGAATAATATCTCCAACTTTATTGTATGCCCATACAGTTTCGTCAATTTCAGTCTCAACGTGGTTGAGTGTTATAGCATTAAGGTCTGTCCTGTCAACATAAAGTGCTGCAGCATCCCAAATATGATTATTTGAACCGTTACGAAGATCTTCAACAATAGATTGAACGATATCCTCAATGTCATCTTCACAATTTACATTACCACCTGGAATTGTTAGAGAAGGATACTGTTGGGTTAGGAGGTAAACTGTTTCTTTAGCAATGAAGTTTTTATTCTTCTCTAATAAAGTTGCAGCATCCAAGTATCTGTGAGAATTTCCAGTAAATCCAGCAACTACTGCACTACCGTTAGCATCTGTGGTTGCTTTAATTGCATCATTGTTAAAGAATTCACCCTTAGTAAAGTCTTCAGTACCAGACCAGTCTTGGACAGATGTTGCTCCCTGAGATTCGTCAAAGTGAAGTAATAGTTTTGTATTTGTATCACCTTGGAACATGCCATTACGTGGAGTAAAGGCAGTAGCATAGCGACCAATATTGGAAACTCTGAATTCGTCAATGTATCCAGCAAAATTATTACTACCAGTGTAATCAGAACCAATATACAAAGGTCTAGTTGTTCCATAATTGGTGACATCAGCGGTGTCTGTACCTTGCTGTACACCATCCAAATACAGTCTAACAACACCTGCAGTTCTAGAGACTGCAACATGATACCAAGTGTCTACTAGGAGCGTTGTAGTGCCATTGATAGTGATTCCACCATTAGTTCTATTGTACTGAATAGTATTGCCATTAAGAACCAACTGTGCTGCAGCATCACCAACCGCAGACCTAAAGTCGCAAATAACTTTTGTTCCTGCAGCAATGGTAGTTGTTTTGATGTAACATTCAACAGTGAACTCACCTGTACCAAAACCAAAATTAGATGATGTTGCAATATCTAGATATTCATCAATAGGAATTGCGCCTACATTAACTGTAATTGTGGTAGCGGTAACTGCACTAATAGCACGAGCACTACCAGAGGCAGGATCACTAGAACGAGGATATGTGTAATTATTAGTATTATTATCAGACCCACAAGTGAATGTAAGTGTATTATCGGTAATAGTTACTGTATCCGACGTGGTAAGTGCGTGCGAACCAATCTCTAACAATAAGACTCCAGTAAATGGGTCATATGTTGTTCCTGTAGCTGCAGTATATGTAAGAGACCCATCAGAAATAGAATCTGCAGTTCCACTTACAAATGCATGAACATCAGTTCCTTTAGACAGAGCAAGAGAACCAGAACCATACTTTTTATTGTAAGTATTGATTTGAGCACCAGCATTAAAGTTGACTGTATGAGCATCTGTTCCAGACGTTAAACTATTACCAACTTTACCAAGGTAAACCAAACTTTGTGCTTGATTAAATCCAATAACTTCTGCTTTAGTGTCTCTAGTACGAATAGTTTGTCCAACGCTAAAGAATCCATTTCCGAATTCATTAGTTAATGAAAGTTTTCTTACAGAAAGATCTTCATTATCAGTGAAATTGCCACTTTCGTTACCAAATTCTAATTTGTAGTTTCTAATGTACTCACCTTCGGTCAAAGCACCTGAAGCAGTATCATAAGGAATTACATAATGATTTACATTTTCATTTTCAGGGAATTTGCTATTGAAATCGGTTACATTATCACCAAATTCAACAATAGAAACTTGAGACCTTGAGACATCATCAATAACAACATTAGGATATGTAATAGAAGCAATTCTATCAAACAACAGACCGAAGAATGTAGAACCTTCAGAAATTTCTACTTGTTCAACTACTTCTAAAGTAGTTGGGTCTGTATACGGTGCGGTAGATGTGATTCTAGCAACAACACCAGATTGTGAAGCAATAATAACATCATTCAATTGAATATCAAATAATCCAGGAGTGGATTGATATGTACCTGTAGTCTTGCTTAAAATGAGGTCATTAGTAATAGTAATATTTGTGCCGTAGAAAGGAGAATTCTCTTGATGTTGTAAAGAAGTGGTTCCTAACTGCGCTCTAGTAACATTGATAGTCGTAGATTCTGAATTAGTAGTAATAGAATTAACTTCTACAATCTCACTTCCGATTTGATAGTTATCACCAACTACAAATGCATCGCTTGGAACAGCTGCTGGATTATTTAAATCCGAATCTGTTGCAATAACTTCCAAATCGGTAGTAGAAATACCTACAGTATAGCGCAACTTAGCAACAGGTGTTTCTGCACCTTTCTCAAGATTGACATCTTCAACAGTAGCAATATCACCTGTCAAGTTCTTAATAGATTCGCCAAAGATAAACAACCCATTATTCACAACTGCTGTCGAACTTGCAAATAATGCACTAAATCCAGTAACATTACCCAGAACCAGTTCACTAGCAAGGAATTGAGTTCCTTCAGTAAAGAATCCAAATATTGTATTACCAACAACTGAGGTTACTGTGAGTCTAGACCCAGAACTAACACCATTAATAGAATTACCTACAAGAGGGAAAATACCACTGATACTAGTAAATTCGATACTAATAGTAGCAATCTGAGAAATTTCAACATTTACATACTTAACACTTGCGGGAGGTTGAGGTGCTTCAGCAAATACAATAGAATCACTTTGAATTTGGAAGGAAGTGTCTGGTGTTTGTACAACACCATTCAAAATAACCATCAATTGATTTGCATTTGCAATAACTGATTGACCATTATTTACAGTGAGTGGGAACGCTGTTCTAACGCCATCAAAAAGATTGGAGACATCATCAATTCTTTGAACAACCGAAGTTAGAATATTCTCCGAAGAAGTTAGTCTTTTTTGACGGAAAAGAATTTCACTATTATTGAAATCTTCATAAATCGGTTCTACCAGAGTGAAATTCTGAATATTAGGAACAATTGCCTCATTAGCAAGTTCAACGGACTTGGTTAATTCAAAATCAGTTACCTTATTAGGAATTGTAGTAAATTCATTAATACTCAGTTCGCCAAAAACCTTAAAGGATGCTGGATGAACATTTCTAATTAGAATATCTTTCCACTCACTAATTGATACTGAAGACTTAACTGCATAAGAGAAATCTTGATAGTAATACGAGTCTTGAATCTTTTGTACAATCTCAGAAGGTTTACCAACATCATCAATAAATTGACCTGTCGTCTTAGTAATAGGACCAACTTCAAGAACACCTCTTGCAATCTTCAGGTCAGAAATATTACCAGAAGACTTGGAAATAACGCCAGTAACGCTATTATTTAAATTGAAGGTTCCTGTATAATCAACAATCTTAAGAATTCTAGGTCCAACTTGCCATCCAGAGTTAGTAGAAACATATCCAGTTGCTGTTGCTGTTTCTAATGCATCGCCTTGGTAAACTAGTTCGCCTTCTAAGAAGGTTGACGTTATAACATTACCAACTGCAGCACCACCGAAGGAGAAAGTAAGTACTTGTTGGCGACCAGTACCAGGATTAACGAATGATAATGCATCACCCAATTCTGCGTTTGCTGATGTAATTGCAATTTTTAACTGATCGTCCTCAAGAGAGTTTGCAGCACCAGCAATAGCATAATAAGTATTCGTTGTAGTAAGTCTACCGACAGCACCAGATGCAATAGGAAGTTCTGCGCCATCGCCAATATCAACTACTGCCAAAGTAATTTCAGCACCATTTTGGATTCCATGAGGGAAAGCAAACTGCAATAATCCCAAGTCTTGGTTAACAGTATAGTTAAAGGAAGATTTAAGTTGAACTGTGGGTTCTGAAGAATATCCTGATCCAGGGTCTTTAACTTCAATTGTACTCAATCTACCATTCTTAATGGTTGCTTCTGCGATTGCTCCACTTCCACCACCACCTGTGATAACAACTGTTGGTGCTTGGGTATAACCAGAACCAGGGTCTGTAACAGCGATATTATCAAGAATACTAGTATTGGTTAGTTGAGCGTTAATTGGGAACGAAATTTCAGGTCTTAAAGTGTAATCATGAGGATAGTCAAAACCAAAGTTGTTATTTTTAAGATTTTTAATCTTACCAATTTCAGTACCTAAAGTAAAGATAGAAGCACCTGTACCAAAGGATGGGATAACAACCTCCAATTCAGCACCCGAACCTGTCAATCCAGCACCAAGAATTCCAGAAATTGATTCAATATCAATTGTTGCTGTGGTATATCCTTTACCAGGACTCGTGACAGTTACTCTTTGAATTTGACCAGGAATTGCTCCCCCTTCATCATCTGTTCCGTCAGCAACTACAATTTCTACAAGACCGCCTTCGCCATCACCAGAAATAGGAACACCCGAATAAGTATTAACTGCATATTCAGTACCAGGGGCATTAATGCTAACTCTCTCAATGTTTCTAGTCGATTGAATAGTATTAATAATAGGCAATTTATTATAGAATCCACCAGAATTGACGATTCTTATATCGCCAATAGAACCAACTGCTTTCTTAGAACTTGTAGTGTAAGTAGAATTGAGAATGGTTGCTGCACCTTCTGGTTGATTAAGCAGTTTGAATTCAAAAACGTTATCTCCACTAGTAATTGTTCCTCCAGAAGTATCAGTAACTACAAATGTACCAACGTATGGAGAGAATGTAACATCAAGATAACTATCTCCAATAACAGGAGAGTCTGCACCTGTTCTTGAGGGATCAAAGTAGTAGGAAATATTAGTAATAACATCCTGTTCCACTTTTAGTTTTACTGTAGGTGTTGGCGCACCGCCGCCAGTAACACCTGGAGTTCCAACTCTCTCGATAGAGTTAAAGGAATACTCCAACTTATACAGAGGGTCTTTAGAGAAAGATAAGTTTCCACCCACCAGTGAAGAATGACTTAAGTCAAACAAATACTGATGACCATAATACATTTTCAAAACAGGTGATTTAATAAAGAAGTTAACCAGTGCTGCACTATCTGCAGGAGAAGATACTGCTACTGTAGGTAGTTTGTAGGTAAATTCGATTGGACTAATAACTCTTTCTACTGGGAAGGAACCATCATATTCATCATAAGTCAGTGAATTTACCGTTCTTGTGGGATTGCCATCAATGAACATTTGCTGACCAACAGTCAAATAATGTAAAGAGTCACTAATGACATATACACTATCGCTATTTGAAACTGCAGTTACTTGTAAAATCTTAGAGAGATTAGCAATTAAGGTAATCTTAGTTACACCCGTAAGATTTGTAATTTGAATCGTTGAGTATGCTGAATTGTAAGATACATCACCAGAACTTACATTAACAACAGATCCAACAACAAATGCAGATGAACCCGAGACTTCATCAATTCTGATTGAATAGTCATCATCGGCATAATCTTTAAAATGAGCAAACTCGTCAAGATTATTGGTTCCCCCAATAATACTAGGAGCGTCATAAGTAGAAAGATCGATATCAAATGTTCCTGGTGTAGTATTAACTACTTGAGGGAACGTATATAAAATATCGTTAATGTCGCTTGGAATAATACCTACTAGACCATATGTGCTTTGCTCATTAAATTGTACTGTTGCTAAGTTTCCAATATTAGTATCATTCGTCCATGAATTATTATTAACTGCCAAGTAGACTTTATTATTGGTTGAATCTACTGATGTAATATATCCACTATTGACAAAAGTGCTTCCTGTACGAAGTTCAAGTTTTGACCCTACTGTAAAATTGAATCCCTGGTTAATAGTTAACTCTTGAATATTGTCAATTTTAACTGTATTGAATGTTTTGAAGTAGTATCTATCGGCAACTGATGCCTCAACCTTAAGTTTTTGAGAACCTGGAGATGGAATTGTAGCGGTTCTAGAACTCCAAATATCTCTGGAGTACGTGACAGTTGTGGTATTTTCTGTCATAGTTGTTGCAACTTCGCTGTAATCAAGCGACTGCAATCCTGGGTCACCTAAACTGTAACCAACATTAACCATTGTAATTGCATTTTCAGTTACAGGTGTAACTGCAGTTCTGGTCCATCCAAGTTGAGTATTTGCGCCAGCTGCTGTTACACCCAATCTAGTGGCATCAGAATTTTTATCAGTCTTTAATACAAATCCATTATAAGCAATAAGATCGTATCTATATTGCTGTTCAGTAAACCAAGTAGTATCGGTCCAGGTATATGCAAGAGGAACTGCATCTGCAACAGGAAGAGCTAAAGGATTTCCAAAATCTGTAGGGGCAGTAGGAAGTACATAACGATTCCTAATGCGAATATCATCAAGGAAGAATTGACCTTGATTATCAGAATTGAAAGCACCAGATGTAGTAAATCCTGGAGCATTACCAAAATGAATATCCTTAGAACCTAATTGAGTATTAGCAACAGTACCACTAATAACTTCAATGCCATTTACATAAGCTTTAAATAGATTTTCCGTTTTAGTTAGTGATATTAATTGCCAAGTGTCATTAGCAAACAATCCTGTTTGTGACGATACTGCAGCAACTCCTCCACTAAATTTATTGGTATTATCAGTTACAACTAATTCTAATCTACCTTCGTTTGCACTACCATCAGTATTGTAGTATAACCAAACACCACCTGTTGTATCTTCACCGTCACCAATCGCAAGTAAAGTATTGTAGTCTGCATTGAGAGTATCGGCATTGCTATTGTCATCATCCTTGTAGATAAGGAAATCGATAGTAAAATCGCCACCAAGATTGTTACCTAGACTAGAACCAGGAATTTTTGCTGCCGAATTTTCCCATGTAGAACTCTGTCCAGTTTGGAATCCATATATCTTAAGATATCCACCAGTACCATCTACAGCAATAGAACCATTCAATCCAAGAGTGGTCATTGTATGATGACCTGTCGTATCAGAAAGATCGGTATCAAACTCGAAGATACCCTCATTCCTATTCCAATACGTTTGACCACCAATGTAGACATCGCCCGAATTATCAACATTCAAGGTTTCGGCTACAATACCTTCAACATTATTTTCAGTAAAACTATTAACTGTATGAGTTAAGATTTTACCTTTATAATCAATTTTAACATTAGCAACAGTTTGTTTTTCTGTAGTATTATCTACCCTGGTGTAAACTAGGTTTAAATGTCCAAAAATATCAATTTTTGCTCTTGGCACCAAGTTAATATCTCTTCCAGGAACAGCATACGAATAACTCCAAATACTAACACCATCAGAAGATTTGAATTTACCAACCCAGAAACTTTCCCTATTAATATCATTAGATTTTAATTGGAGAGTCGCAGAGACGTATAATTCATCAAATTCGTCAATTGCAATACTAGGATTTAATAGACTGTATACGTTATTAGAGACTTTTCTAATCCAAGAAATATCAATACTACTAATCCCTACTAATGCTTTACCAAAGACGAGATCTTTATCTGCCTCAGCAACCCCTGTAGATGTCTCCATTAAGAAGTATGGTTGACCATCAGACCCTAAAATAATATCAAGAACCTTTTCATTCTGGGTATTAGATGTAAGTTTTCTCTTTACACTAAAGGTTCCTGCAGAATCAATTACTGCAATGAAACCATCGTATGGATTTGTAGAGTTTGTATTTGTATATCCAGAGATAATTAAACTATCAGTTCCATATCTAAGAATCTTAGTTACATTATCAGAACGAGTTCCTCCAGAAATACCAGCATATGCTCTTTGCCACTCTAAAGTTGCAGACAATCCATCATTAGATTCTGTATACTTACAAATTATAATATCGGGATTATATGCATCTAAAATAGCAGCATTTGGTTTATTAATACCTACGACCCAAATAGTTTTATTCTCGACGTAAATACTTTGAAATTCTGTGTAGGCAAGACCCGAAGAAAGTTTTAAAGTTTTATTCCACTCACTAACACCAGATACAGAAAGTTTTGAGATAATAGCAATTGTATCTCCACTACTATCCGTAGTTTTACCACAAATGTAGGATTCTTTACTTTCAGAAATAAAAGTGTCATTAATAATTACATCATCTTCATTCGATATCGAAGTGATATAATAATCAGATTTTTTGAATACTTGAGGATGAGAAAGTATAACTCTTGGGTTGGTTGTATATCCATTGCCAGAATTTACAATGGTAACCTTGCTAACAGAACCAACTGAATCAACAACTGCTTCCAACTCTCCACTTACCCCATCACCATCAATAATAATAGTTGGGGGAATATCTTCATTATAACCACTACCAGATTGAGTGATATTAATCGTCTCAATGCCTTTAAGTTGTCTGACTACAAATTGCTTATTTGTGGTCTCTATATTTTCAGTATAATCAACAAAAATACTATCTCCAATAATAAGATTATGGGGAACCGATGTTTGAATAACACCATAGTTTTCTGAATTTTTATATTCAAAATCATAAGATGTGATAGATTCACCTTTAATCTTAGAAACTCTAGCAGATGCACCACTACCACCTGTTTCAGAATTATCAAAAATTAGTTTATCGTCAACTTGATAACTTACACCAGCATTTTCAATTACAAATCCCGTTACAGATGCATTTTCAAATTTACTAATTGTTTCAACTTCGATATCAACTTTAGAATCAGTTTTTACCTTAGGGAAATAATCATAAATTTGAAGAGGAGGTTCTTCTAAAATTTGATCGGGGTCATCAGTCTCATCTTGAGAGATGATCCCATCTCTATTTTCATCTTCAACATCAAATAGAAGTAATGTGCCATCTTCCAATGTTAATGAATTTGTAGACGCATTGGGAGTTCTTTCAACATCAATATCAACATTTTCATAAGGATCGCGATAACGTACAACCCCTGTTGGAATATTCTGCTGAATAGCAGATTCGGAAAGATTTAAATTATCTACAATAGAATTGAAACTAGGACCAATAATATAGGGATATGTAGCATTACCTGCTTCAGTAGAATCAATAGTAACAAAATAGCAATATGTGCCGTCTGGAAATTCGGGTGTTTTGCAGAAACGACCGTTATATTGGTCTAAAGCTCCCAAACCAAAGACGTATTCATAATCTTCAACAAAAGTTCCTGCAGGATCGACACTTAAAAGGGAACCTTCAGTTCTAACAGGAGATGGATTTGAAGAACTAAGAACTAAATCAGACTTTAATCTGTAAGAAGTAGAGATTCTAATAACATTGGATGATTGATCTGTAGGATCTTCATACCCGTAGGGTCCGTATATTGGAGTTCCATCAAATGCCCAACCAATAATAGGAGAGTGATCATTATTAGATTCTAATGATGCTTCAGTGATAACACCATTAGTACTAACTAGATTATCCCCAAGAATGAATCTGAGTCTTTGTGGATTTGATAAATGTGCATACTCTCCACCATACTGGTTATTATATCCTTCAAACACTGCCCCTTGAGAACTATCAAAAGTAGCAGATTCTTGTAGGTTATATGTCCATTGGAATACGTTTGCATCAAATTGTGCTTCACTACCAACAGAAACTAGAGTAATGACCGTAGTTCCTTGAACATAGTTAATGCCCCTGTTTAAAAGTTCAATACTAGTAACTCTACCAGCATTTTCCCCAGCAGTATCAATAATTGCTCTAGCCTCAGCACCAAAACCAACACCTTGGATTTGAACTTCTGGTGCTGTAGTATATCCAGAACCAGCAGAAATAATTGCTACAGAAATAATCCTTCCATTATTGATAATGGCTTGAGCAACAGCACCAGAACCAGAACTCAATGATACTGTAGGTTGAGAAGTGTATGAACTACCTTGAGATGAAATATTGACTTCTTTGATAGGACCACGAACAGATGCTGTTCCAGTTGCGCCAGTACCTTCACCACCAACAATAGTAATAAATGGTTGTGAAGTATATCCAGAACCACCATTAGTGATTAAAATGTTAGAAACTTGTCCTTTTGTAATGATAGCAGTTGCCGCTGCACCACTTCCTCCACCACCAACAATGGAGATGAGAGGAGAACTTGTATATCCAGAACCAGGAGTATCTACAGAAATATCGCTGATAGATCCATTTACAACAACAGTTGCCGCTGCACCACTTCCTCCACCATCAGAAATAGTTAAACTTGGTGGAGATGCTGCGTCATAATTTTTACCTGCATTTACAATCCCAATGGATGTTAAGGGTCCAAAAGTTTTTGATAATACAGACTTATAAGACCAAACAGATACACCATTAACCCAAGTACCAATAGGACCTGGAGCAATTAAACTCTTAGTTGAAATTGTAGTTGTAGATTTTGGAAATCTATTCAGTTTACGTTGATTCCCTGGTAACAAAGCAGACCCAGGAAAAGGTCCAATATTATAATTGGGAATACCCGTTGAAGCAACATAAACATAATTATCATTAAAGAATGAATTCAGTACGTTTGTAGTGTATACAGAAATATTTTTATTAATTGCAGTATCTGTAGACTTGCCTTTATTCAAGTCAACAGACACCAAAATATTTCCTTGAGGAGCAACCAACGCTGGTTGTGGAAGGAGATACTGGAAGACAAGATCGCTATCTCTAGAAGTTACTTCAAATGTTCCATTATAAATGATTGGATTTGCACCATAAATGGTAACTTGATCTCCGACTAATACTCCATGAGGATTATTACAAGTTACAGTTGCCGATTGATTATTATCTCCACCAAAAGTGATTCCTGAAATACTAATCAGTTTTTTGACATTATACAACCAGGTTGTCAATAAAGATTCCTGACTAGTGCCGCCAAGTTTGGCAACAGTCAATTTATCACCTGGAAGATAGTAAGAACCACTGTCAGTAAGATTTGTTCGTTGGGCATCAACAATACCAACAATGTTCATTACAACTTCTTGAAGCGTTCCTTTGTTCAGATACACTCTGAAATTGGAAGTAACTTCTGTTGCAGAATCCCAGACTTTAGGATCTGCTCCAATCGAACCAGCAAAGTTTCTAGTACACTCAATAAACTGGTTTAAAGATTTTTCTTTATAACGAACTACTTCTGTGGTGCCAATTACAAATTCACCATTTCTTTCTGGCCAACCAATAGTAGAGTCAACAGTAATAATACTGGTTTCTCCATCTAAAGGTTCTGCAAGTTTTGTTTTGTAAGGAACAATGAAGGAACCTGCAATAGTTTCTTCAGAAAGAACTAATTCATAGATTGTAGTATTTGAAGTATTGATTGCGATGTAATTTTCTACAAGAGCACTCGCATCTTGTACATTCACGTCAGCAATATCTGCAGATTGTGAAATTAGCGCATCTTGAATATTTCTAGGATCACCACTAACTAAGGTTGCACGCAAAATGGTGTTAATAGACCAAGTTGCTGCTGATGGTTTGATAATTTGGTCTTTAGGATAAGAAACATCAACTGTTTCTCCGTACAATAACTTAAATAAGTATGCAATACTAAATTCAGTACCTTTTGTTTCATAGAATCTTTTAATAGTCTTAATTGATGTTCTAACATCAATTGACTTATAGTCAAGTTCTGGTACGTCAGGAAGATATTGTTCGACATACTTGTCAAGTAATCTTTTTATAAACAGTGCATCTAGACATTTTACTTCTGCACCTACTTCAGCAGTGGCAGCAGCAGTATTTGCAGAAAATACTGCATTACCTTCTTCATCATACGATGTAATGCCACTAGATGCCCTTGCACACCCAATGAACTGTGCTTTGTTATAGTTTCTACCCGATTGGAGGACAGCAAACCCTGTAATCTCATTTACACCAATCTCACAAGATGCTTGTCCTTCAGGTGGACTTTGAATAAGAACTACAGGGGGATTTGAACTATCATATCCAGAACCAAAGTTAGTGATGTTGATATCAGTAATTCTACCATTAAAGATAGACGCTACTGCAGTAGCACCTGTACCAGTTCCACTATCAATAATATACACAGAAGGTACATCTTCATAACCATTGCCACCGTCAAGTAGTTCAATGGATGTAAGTCTTCCGTCAATATCAATTACACTCTCTAATATTTGAGCACCTGTTGGTTGAATCAGTTTAATTCTAGGTGTAGTGGTGTATCCTTGTCCACGATTATTGATGACAACACCAGTTAATTTTCCATCAGTAATTACCGTAGTAAACGATGGATTAATTGGATTACTTCCAGTTGGTGCATCAATATAAATTAGTGGTGGTGTACCATATCCTTCACCTTCAGAGATAATAGGAATTGCACCAGAAATACTCCCATCAACAATAGTTACAGGACCTACTTCTGCTCCACCTGGTTGCTTGAATGTAATTCTTGGAATGAATGTATATCCGCTACCAGAACTTTCCAGGTCTAATTGGGAAATACTTCCATCAACTACTGTTGCTTTGATTGAAGCATCAACAGAATCTGCCAGAGTTGGCGATTCAATGTTTACAATAGGTGGATTTGTTTCACTATATCCCCTGCCACCGCTAAGAAGTTGTAAATTTTTAATTCCATTAATTAATGCTTCTGCTGCACCACCTAACCCAACATCTCCAGTAGAGTTGACTGTGATTTTAGGAGGATTTGCAAATCTATATTCAGAACCCGTATTATTAATTTTAACAGCGGTAAGAGCCCCATTATCATCAATTCTTGCATACGCAGATGCTCCAGAACCAAAAGAGGGAATCGGTGCTTCAATAGAAAGTAAAGTTAAACTTCTGCCGCTAAGAGGAGCAAAGTTTCTAAAGATGAATAAATCTTTATCAAAAACAAAATCTTTTTTGGGTACAAGTAACTCATTATCATAATATGCAAGAATATATTCATCGGACTCAGGAATATATGGTAATGAATTATTAGTAATTCTAAATTCTTTGACACCATCACCAAAAGATGGCGAAATGTTGTCTAGAGTAGCAATACTATTTTCTACAAAACCGCTGAGAAAATTGATACTAGATAATTCTTCGCTATCTGCAGGAACAACTGCTCTTGGTGCGGTAGTAAATACAATATTCCCATTGTCTACAGTGAAATCTACGTCGGGAATGAGATATTCATTATAAATCCGAACAATGAGATGTTTTGCACTTGGAGGAACAATTGGTCTATCTTGAGAAGTTAATTCAAAACTTCTAGTAGTGCCATCAAATAATCTAAGTGGACTTTGTAGTTCTACCCATTTTAATTTAACCTGGTCGTAAGAAATGCCAGGACCTAATGAAATATTTGGTGAGGATTGACTTTTTTCATAAAAAATAACTTCATCACCAATCAGAATGCTTCCATTCTCTTCTAAGAAAACTTCGACGTTTTCAACAGAAATTACATCATCTGTTGTACCAATAACTTGAGAAACCTTCGTTTTTCCATCTAAGATATCAACATCTAATTTGTCGATATCTAAGTAATTTAAAAAGTTGTTAAGAATGTTTTGTCCTAATCCCGTTTTCTCCTGGGATTTGTAGTAATACTCAATAAATTTCGAGAACAATTCATATTCAGACCCAATAAACCCAGGGAGTTGATTAGGAATTGCTTGAGAGACCTTATTAATACTCATCTAACTACGTGAAACAGGCGGATGTGTTTAGAGAACCAGAGTTATCGATATCACCAACATCAATAGTTGTTGGGATTACATTATATACCTTAGGCGTCAAACTATTTAGTGGGATTGTAGATGGCAATTGAGTTCCAATTGGGGATACTGAAATTTCAGGATTGACTATATTAATGATTGTTCCAGGGTCAGAACCAGGAATAACTGAATTATTTGAAGGAATTACCAATACAGGGATTTGTAGTCCATCGCTCAATAATGTAGCATCAGCGACTGCACCAGATCCAGTGCTCACATCGGTAACAACAATTGCATCATCAGGGGGGACACCATCTCCCGTATTGATAACACTAATTGGACCAAAACAAATTTCACCAGTAGAGTAATTTACAGTTCCTGCAGAATTACTAGTATAAACTTTTCTATTTCCCGAATTGTAATAGGTTCTTAAATTGCCATAACCATCATCTTCAAACTGCTGGTCAACACCAGGTCTATCAGAAGTTCGGAAATTGCCAGATTGAATGACAGGTTCCTTCTTACATTCGGTATTATCATCGGCATCTTGAGATGGAGCACTATTATAAATTGGAGAACCAGTACTGATGCAATAAGTGTTAGTTTGGTTAGTATTTGGATTAATATATTTTAACACCGTAATCTGTAGAGACACGTCACTAATGCACTTATTAGAAAGAACAATTGCTCTTTCTAAAGATTGTGAACTAAATGTTGCGTTAAAATTATTAATTTGAGTTTGAGTCGCCCACTGATTAACAGAACCTGAAATATCAGTTTTAATTTGTGTACTAGTTGCTCCACAACCAGTATCGTATGTAACAAATATTTTAGGATTTACATAGATATTGTCTGGATCTCTAATTACAGGTTCAATAGCTGCCATTGAATACTGTCTTAACTGTTCAGAAATAGACTTTTTAGTCTGGTCATTTAACAATGAACCAGTTCTAGTTTTAATTGCAACAAATACTTTTCCATAAATTGGAGGATTTAACGAATCTCCACCGTATGCAACAACTGCTTGAGCATTATCATAAAGATTTTTAGTAATTACTTCATAATCCTGCGCTGTAACTGCTCGATATTGAGCAGAATATGCTCTAGGTGCATTAAATTTAATAGATTCTACAGATTCTGGATTAGTACCCAATTGAGATTTTGCTTTTATTGTCATATCAAAAGCATTTGGTGTATATCCACTACCATTAGAGTCCGTTACAGAACCAATAAACGCAAATGCCTGGACATTATTTGCTTCAACGCCAGAAGTAGTGATATACGTCAGTTCTACGACCTCTCCATCCTTCACAGAACGTCCTACAACATCATCACCGAACTTAACCTCATATCGCATATCATCCGTCTCAGAGAGGAAATACGCCCTAGTTTGAGAAGTTAAGTTAGTAATATTTTCAACTTTAGAATATAAGTCAGAAGTAACAGATGTTTCGTTTGCTTTTACTCTTACTGAAAGAGTAGAAATATCAGCATCTTGAGATTGAAGAATATATCTTTGTTTTGCAAAGGTGTTAACAATATAACTATAATTGATTAATGCACCTTCATAGATTTCAACATTATCAAATGATGCTGCACCAGTAGATGGATTTACAGATGTTGTAATATCATTGATAATATTCCAAATATAATTACCACCAGTACAAATAGCACCCTTTTTAATCGTAATAGTAGAAGGGTAGAATCCACCAACCAATACAGTGTTTATATCTAACTTTAAACAGGCCCTAGATGACCTAATTGATTTTGGAGTATAATTTAAAAGTTTTGCTGCCTGAACTACATTATCTCTTAAAGTTGCAGACGGCAAAAATGCTTCATTCATTGCCATATTGGCAGTAAATGCAGAATAATAAGTATTATATGCTAATGTGTCAATAAGATACGAAAGAGACGATCCATCGAAATCGTAATCTGTAAACTCTTCCCTAGTTCTTAGATAAGACTTGATTGAAGACTTAATGTCTTCAAAATCTAATGCTGTTAAATTATTTGGTTGCATTATTCGGGTCTCTGTAAAACAAATGAAATCGATTCGTTGATCGGTATACCAATTATCTTATAAACTATAGTAACAGAAATTTTGTTGTTCTCATAAATTGGAACAATATCAATTTTATTGAGACGAACTCTTTTTTCAAATTGTTTTATAGTAATCTCAATTTCTTCTCTAATTGCATCTATAGTAAATGCATCTAGGGGTTCAAATAATAATTCAGAAACCCTAGATCCAATCAAGGGTTGAAAAGGTTTTTCACCAGGAACAGTCATAATTAAATTTTTGACTGATTGCTTAATCGCATTTTCATTAGTAAGAACACTCACGTCATCAGTAAATTTATTTCTAGCAAAAGAAATACCAAAATCTTTAAAAGACTTTGAGTATTTTACTTCTTTTGACGTGATTTTCTTGAGGGTCATTCTAATATACCGCCGTATATTTATTTAGGCGTTAAATTAACCTTTGCCTTGACCTCTATAACGTTTGCGAGCATTGTTTCTACTCGATGATGCATACTTAGTATGAGCACCATTTCCTTGACGAGTCTTTTTTGGTTGTGACTCGATACAGTTTTGACCGTTGAATGATTTAGAACGTGTTGCCATTAAGTTACTGCGCCTCCTGACGCTTCAATGAATACATTTGGACTACTGCCTGTTATGACAGAATTGCATGGAAATGCTGTAGTTTTATCCCCCAAAGGATCCCCAAATCGGGTACACCTTTGTCCTCTAACAAAAACCGTTGTTACGGTAGAGAATGCTTTACGTGCATGACCAATAGGTAGTTCTCGACCTCCAGCAGTACCTTGAGTACACCAGAATGCTGGAGAATTCAATGTGACGAAACATTTATCCCCAGTTGATGTAGTTGTATGTTGGGTTGGCGTTGGATGAGGAGTTAGAATATCCTGGTCGAGTATAGGTATCATACCATTAACGACTACTGCTCCTACTATATCAGTTGGTGGTTTAACAAGTGGAAGTTGTGCTATTGGTGGCCAAAGCGTGACTGCATCCATTGCAATGACAGGCATTGCCTTAATACGAGGATCTAAGGGGATATGAGGACACCCACCTAAGGTTCCTCCACCAAGTCCTGGATGATGTGAAGAACCAGAACCTAGACCATGCCCTGAACATGTCCCCATATAGAGACCCATTCCCATTGTCATTTGTTAAACCTCCAATAGTGGATTGCCATATGCTTTTCCTGCTGCCACTGCATTTTGTGCAGATCTTGACATATCATGAAGAAATAGCATTTCCCCCTTAACTGCCCAAGATTTACACCCAGGACCAAAGGGTCCTGTCATGGTGCAAGATGATGCTGCTGCAGTAGTGGTTCCCGTTTCTGGATCAGTACCTGAAGTAGGTCCAGGTACAACAGTTACGGGTGGGGGACACGCTGTGGTATTAATACCTTCCGTTGCAGGTCTACAACTTAGTGTGACGCTAATAGTTGCTCTAGAATTGGTATCAGGACTATATTGCTTGATAATATATTTAGTATTCTCCGACCCATAAGGTAAGTTTCCAATCCTACCCTGAACCGTTTCAACTAAAGCGTCCTGTACATCATTATACGAAGGAACTACATCTTGAGTAATACCTCGTAAAAGATTATTCGTTCGCTCTTTAATGCGTAACTCTTCCTCTACGATTTCATTTGCCAAATCTTTTTTAGTCAATTTGCCTAAATGAGTCATATCGGAAGGTTTATTCATTATATCATACAATGGGGCAATAACACCAGCACTATACAACGATTGTGGTTGTATATCTTTTCTTCTAGATTCGGGATCATACTTAACATCTACATTACCTCTGTTCGTAGTGAAGGTAATATCCTTTGGATTTGAATCAATAGAGTCTTTAATCAAGGTCATATCAGGATTTGGAGTCGGAGAAGCGTCATAATACTTCTTATATCGTTCTGTATGACCTTCTTCATACGCTGCATTCGGATATGTTGTCGTATCCCTAATCAAAGTATTAGAAACAAAAATTGCAGGAGGGTCTTTATCATCATAAAGACTGCCACCATCAACAATTTGAATCGAAACTAACTGCCCAGCACTAAAAATACCCTGAACAACTGCTTCTCGACCTACTTTTGAAGTTGGACCAACAACACTTAACTTTGGTTCGTTGCCATTAAACTCCGATCTCCGCAATTTACTACCTGCATATTCAATATTATACCCAGTTACCACACCATTTGTAACAGTTGTAGTCACTCGCGGCAATTTTACACCATTAAAAATGTCTGGAGACGATTCTTCGCGACTTAAAGTCATGTATTGGAGTGATTTTTGTATAAATTCATACTTACCAATCAAACATGCACGGTCTGGAATGCCATAACCCGCTTTTGCGACTATAACATGCGCTCTATCAGAGACATATGTCTGCTCTTTTATGAAATTATTGCCATTTCCTGACAAATAAATGACATGATAAGGAAAATTATCCAGATCTGTATGATAAGCACGCAACACTTGATGACCATTTACGGTATCACCCGTCCTAATGATGTCAAATCCGCTACTTTGTCCCGTTAAAGAGTCAACTGGTCCAACATTAATCACCTTTAAGTCCAAAGTTAGCGTTGTCTCAGTGTTATCTGGCAACAAATAGGGATAATTTAGTGTAAATGTATCATTGATTTGATATCCACTGCCAGCATTCAATACTTCCATGACTTCCCATTGAGTACCAGAGAATACTAAAGTAGCACCAGTATCATCAAAGATAGGTGTGATTCTAAGTTTGATACGAAATCCACTTTTTGTTGCAGTTTCAAACTCTTGGTCAAATACTTCAAAGTCCCCAAATGATTCGTCGCCTAATTGCCATGGATTTTGTGTCGAATTATATACCTGCCCAATCCCTAATGCCTCAGTATATACAGTTTCATATGTACCACCATTATAAGAAACTGCAAACTCAGTGACTCCATCAGGTAATTGTGTACTTAACGAACTATATTGAAATACTAATTTCTTACTTTCTGTACCAATTCCAAATAAATCTGGGTTTGGACAATCATCATCTCTAGTTAAATCTTGACCATCATACTTATATTTTACATCAGTTACACCAGGAGTACATTCATGTGCTGTACATGGTTTACATGTTGTTGTAGTTTCTGTTGTTGATGATGAACTCGCTGGTACTTGAGGAGTCCCTTGTGTAGTAGTTGTTGTCGTTCGAGTACAGGTTTGAATATAATATACTGGATCTCCAGCAATACCTGCATTATTAGATGTATCAAAAAGATATGTTATCCAAGTATCGCTTGACTGCCAATCAAAAGATAACCCAGTCGGAATCCAATCATAAGCAATCTCAGAACCCCCGCTACCAAGTCCTAATAAAAATGTATTACATCCAGCACCACGTACCTTCCCACAGTGTGCTAATGATGCTGCAGCACCCCCATCAGCAGCAACTCCATTCCCCCTTCCACTTACAGGTGTTGATGTTGTTGAAATCGGAATCGTACTACTATTATGCATCACTGCATTACCAGTACGATCTGGTATATTATAATTACCTTTTCTAAACTGAGTTACAGGATACTCAGTATACTTCATAGAAGTACCCTCTCCAGGAACTGCTGAAGAAGGTAGAAATTTTTGACAGTGATTACTCGTCTCGCAATAATCGCCGTTATTTGTGCATCCCATTTTCTAATCTGTCTAAACGTGAGTAAATATAATCTAAATTATCCTTTAGAGTAATGTGGTCCGCGCTACCGACAGGTTTGTAATATGTCTTGTCTGGTGTGGGTATATTACCGATTGCTTCCTCAACATCTTTAAGTCTTGTCGCAATCTTTACAAACATTTCATTGATTAATGCATGTGATTCCTCATTGTCCTTTAACAATAAGGCGATTTCTTCATTCGTTATCATTTGATTTTTTGATTCTGAAACTGTTGCCATCTTCTCCTACCTCATAGTCTAGTTCTGTTCCAATATCCCATCCCAATTCCTCACATACACTCCATGGAATATTAAGGATTAAATCTCCAAAATCATCTTCTTCTAGTATTGTTGTGAATCTATGGGACATAACTCTATTACATGCGATTGATTACCTGTGGATTATTAGTGGGATTGTCTTCTTTCCACTCCGTCCATAGTGTATATAGATCTTCTACAACCTGAGAGGCATAAGATGATGCATAATAGTCTGCACACTCGTACATACGAGGGTCTAGAAATGCCTCTGACCTTATCAGTTGCTCAATTGCCCATACACGAGTCTCCTGTCTCTCTACACGGGTCTTAGCATCCATTTTTTTACCTCAGAAATTTTTTTAGATGGACAACAGAACTTTATCGAATTATATCTAAGGCGTCTGGGAACCTTTGTAGGTTAGGGTAGTGGCTTATTTTATATTTAAGGGGGCCCAATATACTGCCAAAGTAACATTTAGTACTGCCGCTAAGTGTTACTCACAGGACCTCCGATTACCTCTACTATTATACATCACCCTCTGTAGATTTGTCAACTACGTCCCAGAACCATCCGATAGTCTTGATGTAATCAAAGGTAGACATTCTCGGAGTATTTGGGTAACTATCTCCCCGAGAGTTTCTAATACCATCGATGTACTTCTCAAGGTCATAGAC